GAGCTTTTCAGTTTAGTCTTCCATCCAGACGGTAGTGTCCTTCAACAACCCGACGCACATTGCGTCAAGCACATACGGTTAGTTTTATACTCTTATTCAAAGTATGAACTCCCGTATTCTGATGAACAAGAACAGAAGGTTCTCTCTGCGTTTGTTAACGCGGAAGATGACCTCCGGTCTATGTCATCCTGGCTTGCTACTTTGCATAGCCGGGTTAACAATAGCTACAACAACAGACGAAAAGCTCCAAGTTTGGTCCAAGATCTTATCAAAGATCCTTCGGATTCTAGCCTGGATTTTCGCACTTGTGTAGCTCGCGAGTCGAGAATACTTCTTGCGAAGCTGTTCTCGATGTACGACCCTACTGACATTGTCCCCCGTCACGGCCCTGGAGTCGTTGCCACAAAGCAACGTCTCTCAGAGAAGTTTCGATGGACTAATGTTTCAAGTCGGATCACAGAAGTTTATCCATTTGATGCGTATTTCTGCGCATCGCCTGGACATGTCTGTGATACTTATGATACGTTTTCACGTATCACTGATACGAGTCATCCCGCACAAGTTTTGCTTGTGCCGAAAGACTCTCGTGGTCCACGCCTTATCTCTTGCGAACCCGTTGATTTTCAATGGATTCAACAAGGATTAAGGGAGACTATATACCACCTGGTGGAGACGCATGAACTAACTAAGTTCAATGTGTTCTTCACAGACCAAGGACCGAATCAAAGAGGAGCCTTATTAGGTTCTTCGACGAAACGGTACGCTACCCTCGACCTCAAAGAGGCCTCGGATCGCGTTCACCTTGATCTAGTTCGCCTACTGTTTCCAGAACACGTTTTTCGTGCTCTGGCTGCATGTAGAAGTTCCTCAACGGTGTTGCCTGACGGTAAGATACAAAACCTAGAAAAGTTCGCCCCAATGGGTTCAGCATTATGCTTTCCCATTATGGCGCTTACTATCTGGGCCTTGCTAACAGCAACAGCACCTGACGCAGATACTCGCGAGAGTATCCTTGTATATGGTGATGATGTTATTGTTCCAACCGCTTTTGCGGAGAGCGCAATGACTACACTCGAACTGTTTGGGTTGAAAATCAACCACAGTAAGAGCTGTACCCAAGGATCCTTTAGGGAATCCTGTGGCGTAGATGCTTTCAATGGCATCGACGTTACGCCGGTCCGTTTCAGGACTGTCTGGAGTGAATCACCCCGCCCTGATGTCTATACCAGTTGGATCGCTTATGCGAACCAACTTTGGGATAGGCAATGCTACACGGCCTACGAATATATCGTAGCACGGTTAGAAGCCATTTATGGCCCCATACCAGGAGAAGACATGCATTTAGCATGTCCATCTCTCCGTTGCGCATCGGCGACAAAGCGGGACTTCAAAAGCCGTCCGAATATGCACCTTCAAAAGATGCAGTATAAGGTTCGAGTTGTGAAGTCTCCGTCTGTACATCAGCCGATTGATGGATGGTCTATGCTTCTTCGGTTTTTTACCGAAGGACATAAGGCCAAACCATCGTCCCTACAGAACAAAGTCGAAGGTAAGTTCTCCCATTTGATGGAAGAGCCACCTTTCTCTGTCAGTAAGTATACGAAGCGTCATACGAGCATGCTCGTGTGGCGCTGGCGATGAGTAATATATTGTATTCCTTTTAGGTCTACAATAGGC